GTGGGCTTGGTATCAAGTATGTATTCGGAATCAAGAGGGGTGGAGCTGGTACCGTCATTACGCAGTGTTAGGTGATGACATTGTGATAATGGGGGGGCAGGTGGCTGACGCTTATGTTGCGATCATGAAGGGCCTTGGGGTCCAGATTGGAGCGCACAAATCGTTAGTCTCACGGGATGGTACTTGCCTTGAGTTCGCAAAACGTACATTCTATAAGGGGAATGACGTTTCAGCTGTATCTCTGGCGGAGTTGCTGGTGTCGCGGAAGAATTTGTCTGCGGGGCTAGAACTTTGTCGGAAGTATAGTATGGGCCTAGGGGCTTACGCTAAGTTCCTAGGTTACGGATACAAGGCAACGGGGTCTCTGACGAAACGTCTTTGGTCCTTACCGTCTCGGTTGAGAAACTACCTGGTGGCGTATCATGGACCGTCAATGTCCTTGTTCCAAGGAGTATTACCTTGGCTAACAATGCGGTCTCTTCAGTCTACTTACAAAGTGACTGAGGGGGCTCTATTGAAGGCTAAGGAGCTATTACTAGGACCAGAGGTAAAAGAGGTTTTATCTCGACTCGATAGAATAGTGAAAGGATTATGCGAGCCGTTTAATCCCGATAACTTTGAGAAGCAAGGGCACCTGATCCCTCATGGGGCGGATCTTGGTAGATTCCCTTATCATCCTGGTTTAAAGGGCATCCCTAAGGATGTTCTTTGGCTACTTGATAATGTTGTTTACAGGGATCCGTTCGTGGAGGCTATGGAGGCGGTTCAGACTTTACGTGCTAGAGTGACAGCTCTGGGGGATGGAGTTATTGATCATCTTCCAGAACTGTGGTCGGCTCTTCAAGAAATTGAGGAGAAGATCGGGGCTATACCGTCGATGGATCGGCTTACGGCCACTCCTAATCTTAATCGGTTAGGAGAGGGTCTTAAGCTTATTCGTCGGTGGGAACGGCTCTCACGTCCATTCCGCTCAACGACAAAATAAGTCGGGAGAAGTTATATCTCCCGCTATCGACGAACCCCTAGAGTAATCTAGGGAGGAACACCAGGCTTGTGCTTGGTATCCCAGTGTTGTATTTACCGCGCATAACAATAAGTCGTGGTCTCTGGGCCCAGGTAGTTTGGTATACAAGGCAAGTGGGGTGAAGGTGTCAACTCCTAGCGGAGCCTTTATCTTAATCCTTGGTCAACGTCGATGTTCTCTTTAATTTATTAAGCAAGCTGAGGGGGGTGGAAACACCTCTCTCTACACTTGCCCAACATTTTTAATAAAGCATCTAAGCTAAGCAAGGTTCGGAATACGGCCGCGTTATGCGGATAAGCCAGAATGGTG